GGGCGAGTTCTGGAATACTGCGATCACGCTCGTCATCCTCGGTCAGACGGCGACGACCGTAGGCACTCCCGGAAAGTTAGGAAGTGAAGAGGCCCGATCGGACGTCCGCCAGGACTACTTAAAATCAGATTGCGACAGGTTGAGTGAGTGGCTCAACGAGCAGTCGATTAAATGGCTTGTTGATTATAACTTCCCGGGCGTCAAAAAATATCCAAAACTCTGGAAACAAACCGAGCCTCCGAAAGATCTTGAGTCACTGTCAAGAGTACACCAGGTCATTCTCCCATTGCTCGACGACGTGCCAACGCAATTCATTCATGACACATATTCGATCCCGATGCCCGAAGGAGATGAGCCGGTGCTGGTAGCCAAACAAATGCCGCAGCCTTTTGGCTTCGCCGAATCCGCCCACGATAAACGAGGGCGCTACAAAAACAAAAATGTAGCGTCGGCATTTACTGCCGACGGGGGGCAGCAGACAATTGATTCTCTGATCCCGAAGATTATGAAAGACGGCGGGATCGAGGAGTTTCGTTCTTCTCTTGAAAAAATCATTAATGAGGCGACCAGTCTTGAGGATCTCGAAGCAAAGATCATCGAGCAATTTAAAAGTGTGGACATAGCAAAAATGAAAGAAATCCTGAGCAGATCGATCTTGATCGCCCATCTAACAGGGAGGGTATCCGCATAATGGCATTCGATGAGGCAGAATGGGCATTGAGCGCCGAGCCCTTCGAAGAGGCCCTTAATTTCTTTAAAGGGAAAGTCCCGATGACTGAGGCGCAATTCTACAAACTCGGCGAGGAGGCCAGAATTCGCGCATTCACCGTGGCGAATATGGCGAGCCTCGATGCGCTTAAAGACATCCAGAACTCATTGATCAAGGCAATTGAGACAGGTCAGGGTCTTGGGGATTGGAAAAAGTCAATGGCAGACGTTCTCAACCAGTGGGACATCTCCGGCTGGCGAGCTGAGACGATTTATCGGACGAACCTCCAGACGTCCTATCAGGTTGGCCGGTATGAACAGATGACTGATCCCGATGTCCTTGAGATGAGACCCTACTGGATGTATGTGGCGGTGATGGATGAGCGAACAAGGCCTGAGCATGCAGCATTAAATGGAAAAGTATTTCCGGCAGACGACCCCTTCTGGGATCACTGGTATCCTCCGAATGGATATAACTGCCGATGCACGGTTTATACTCTCTCGGAGAGCGAACTCGAAAGAGAAGGGTTAATCGTTCAAAAAGGCAAAGACTTTTACAATCGCCCGGTAAAGATGCCCGATGGGTCAGTGATCCAGATGATTCCGGATGATGGCTGGGATTTTAATCCAGGGAAACAGGGACTCGCAAGAGTGTAGAAAGTAGTATGCAGAAAGCAGTAAGCAGAAACCAACCCCCAAAATTGTTAACTGCCTACTGCCTTGTGCCTACTGCATACTGGAATTAAGTATGCCAATAAAGATCGACATCAAAGTTCTCAAAGATGAAATCCAACCGATGCTGGTTGAGCTCAAGCGCCGCATGGGCAATCTCTCGCCTCTCATGAAAAACGTGGGCGAGATGGCCCTGACGTCTATCCGCAAAAACTTCGAAGCCGGTGGTCGTCCCCAGAAATGGCCTGGGCTGAAACTTTCAACGATCAAACAACGGGAGGCCCAGGGCCATTGGCCGGGAAAGATCCTGATCCGGCACGGCGTCTCCGGAGGGCTCCTCGGATCGATCAGCTACAAAACACAGAGCGACCGGGTCATCCTCTCAGCTAATAAGGTCTATGCCGCCATCCATCATTTCGGAGGTATGGCAGGCAGAGGCCGCAAAGTAACAATTCCGCCCCGTCCCTATATGCTCATCCAGAGAGAAGACTGGGAAGAGGTTAAGAGGCTGGCAGGGGAGTATTTGGTGAAAGCGGTTTAAAACCCATTTTAACCCGTAATACACGGGTCGTGGCAAGAGATAATAGGAAAACAATGGTCCAGTGCCTATTCTGTGGAAAAGACCTTTTAAACCCCAAGATTGAGAAAGGGAGGGTCGTCAAGCGATTTTGTAATGATAAATGCCGATGGAGGTATCACAACCACCAAAAGTTTACTAAATTCACGCAAGAGTTAATGAATTTATTAAAGAAATACAGGTATCTTCGGTAAACCCGTAGGGGCAATTCATGAATTGCCCCTACAAAGAGGAGGACAAGAAATGGACTGGTTTGAGATCTTTAAAGTGGGCAAACACACCGACTCGGCGGGGCATACCCGGGAATGGGATCTCAAAGATCTGAAGGAGATCGCCTCCTCCTACGACCCGGCTAAACACGAGGCCCCTATCGTCATCGGCCATCCGGAGATGGATTCCCCGGCATACGGCTGGATCGAGACATTAAAGGTCGAGGGCGAAAAGCTCCTGGCCAAGCCCAAGGAGGTCTATGAGGACCTGAAAAATTGGGTCAAACAGGGACTCTATAAGAAGGTTAGCATTGCCCTCTATCCGGATCTCACACTCAGGCATGTAGGATTCCTCGGCGGCACTCCTCCGGCAGTCAAAGGATTGAAGCAGGCCACATTCGGAGATAAGAAGCCGGCCTGGATCATTGAGTCTGATCTACAGGGTATCGTAGGGGCAGGCGCGAGACCTGCCCCTACTGTTCCTTCTTCCGCCTACGCAGACAAAGCATGTAGTCACATGAATCCGGACGAAACCTTCATCGGCGGGTTCGATGGCTGTGTCGAACACATGATGTCCTGTGAAGGGCACGACGAAGACAGCAGCAGAAAAATTTGCGCTTACATCGGCCGCAAGGCCGGTAAAATTCATAGTGACCTGCCCGCCGAAGCCTTGGCGAAGGCAGGACACAAAGGAGGTACTACCATGAGAGAATGGATCACAAAATTTGAAGAGGCGATCGGGTTGGCCAAGAAAGAACTGACACCCGATCCGAGCATTAAGTTCACCGAGGCCGATATCCAGGCCAAAGTCAAAGACGCAGAGGACCGAACCTTTGCCGAGGCCCAGAAAAAGATCGACGCCGAGAAAAAAGAAAAAGAAGACGCCCAGCGCAAGCTCAAGGAAATCGAGACCCAGAAAAAGAAGGAGGATATCGCTTCCTTCTGCGAGGCGATGTGCAAAGACGGCAAACTCACGCCGGCGCTTCGGAAGATCATCGAGCCAATCATGAATTTTGCTTCTGACCCCACTTTAACAAAGGGGGGTGAGGGGGGATTTGTGATCGAATTCTCCGATGGCGTTAAGAAATCGGCGCTCGATGGGATCAAAGATTTCCTAACCGAACTCCCGAAAGTTGTGACCTTTAAAGAGGTCACTCCGAAAGACGGCCCAAATACCAGCGGATCGGCGGGCGAGAAGATCAGCGCGCTCATCCAGAAAAAGATGGATGAGAAGAAAATTCCCTGGGGCCAGGCCTTCTCTGAAGTGCAGATCGAGAACATAGAGCTGGCAAAGCAGTATCAGGAAGAGTTTAAACACGAAATAAAATAACCATTAACCAATTTCTAAAAGAGGAGGAAAAAAACAATGGCTACTGAAAATAAAATTTTGGATTTGAGTTATCCGGCGGCTGAAGACCTCACCCTGGACAAATATCATTTTGTTGTATTGACTTCGAGCGGCACGGTCAGACGGCCCGACACGGCATCAGAAGTGGCGCTCGGAATCTTACAGAATGCGCCTTATACCGGCGAGGCGGCCGTGGTCAGAGTGATCGGGGTTTCAAAGTTTGAGGCCAATGCCGTGCTTGCGATCGGCACCTTCATCGGTCCCGAATATGTGGGAGCAGCCGATGCAGGAAAGGGCAAGGATAATACCGCCTCTCCCGCCTATGCGCGAGGCATTGTCATCGAAGGCACATCGGCAGAAGACGATGTCGGGAGTGTACTACTTAGCCCCATGCATGCGCCGGTCGCAGCCATCGGAGCCACCGATATCACCTTAGCCGAAGGCAAAATCGTCATTGGCCAGACCGGAGGCGCAGGCGACGCGATGACCCCATCGGGCGACGTTACCATGACCTCTGCCGGGGTGACGGCCATCGGGTCCGCGAAGGTAGCGAAAGCAAAAGTCAAATACATTCAGGCCAATATGAACGTGGCCACAAACACAAGTTCGATCTCGGTCTCAAGTGCAAGTTTTACGAATGGCGTGATCATCGGGATCACCCCCGCAAACACCGTCTTTGGCGGCACCCGGACTTTGCAGAAAGTCTCATTAGTTGCCAGCACGGCAAAAGTGTCTTTGAGCGGAGCGACGACCAAAACCAACGGCGCCAATTTTGTTATTACAGTCTTGAGGGCATAGAAAAAGGGAGGAACCGTGGAGAATCAAGGCTGGCCCCCTCCCGGCATCGTGGCTACGGCCACTGCCTATCTTGGCCGCTACAGGGAGTTTGACAGCGCCCTGAGTCTGGTCTGGCTGCCGGAAGGGACCGAAAAACGATATGGCCTCGGGTGCGATCCCGGGTATAGCTTCAACGTACTCTCGAAGATCATGCTCGACGACCCAAAATACGAAT